GATCGTAATGCCCTGGCAACTATTATGGGTAATATCAAATCAGAAAGTAACTTCCATCCTAACATCTGTGAGGGTGGTGCCAGAGTCAACTATAATCAATGCCACAGTGGTGGATATGGTTTGATTCAATGGACTTCTATTGGACGATACAATAACCTTGGTAAGTTCTGTGCTAAGTATGATTGTGACCCTAGTTCTTTAGAAGGACAGACACGATATATGATTAACGAAAATATTTTCCAGAGATACCTGCCTATGTTTGAAGGTGGTGGACAAACTGTTCGTCAGTATATGGTCCCTGCCTTCTATTGGTTAGGTTGGGGTATTAAAGGACATAGGGAACATTATTCTTATAACTACACTAAAAAACTGGTATGGGCGTAATCAAAAAAATCAAACAAATTTTTGAAACACAAACTACTCTTCTTATGAAGAAAGCAGGAACTTTTAATGAAGAAGATCTTGAATGTTCTATTGATGAGGACCTGATAGACTGTGCTAATCTAGATGAATTAGAAGCACCGATATTTGAGTGCGGTCCTAGTCACTATACTCAAGGATATGGTTGGTTTGGTGGAACATCTGGATATACGGGAGTTCCTGCTCCTGTTATTTCACCAACGGATGAATGGTTCAATCCACCAGTTTTAACTGAAAAAGGTATTGATTACATGGAACAAGAAACATCAATTAAAATGCAGAATGATTTTTCTGTTGAACCTGACGACATTCATGAAAGAATGTATGAGATTGCAACAAATAGTCAAAGCACAACTTTGAATATTGATCCTCCTGGTGGTTCTGAAAACTTTCAGGAAGGGTGGCAATCTGGAACTGGTTGGGGACAATTTCGATGAATGAACAACAGCATAAACTGAGAGGACAATGTATAAAAGTTCTTTTTGAAAAATATGCAGGACATGTAGAAAAAAATTTTCCGAAATATACAACTAAATCAATGTACGAATGTGCGGAAGATTGGGTTTCTAAAGGTCATGTAAATACTAGTGGCATTGTCAAATACTATGAGGCATATTACGCATGAAAAAAATTATTGCATCTCTGATTGCTGCGGCAACAATTACCTTACCTGTTCTTTCAGATCCACTGAAAGATAAAGAATTCAATACTATGCACTCGATGGGTTGTATGTTACTTCGAGAGTGTACAGATGGAGTCTATAAAGTCGAAAGTATCGCTAGTATTGCTGACGAGTATCCCGATACTGATTATAGTATTGTTGCTGACGAGTTCCACGCAATGCTCCTTGCCCTGGAGCAAGTTGGAGTTGGGGTGTTTTTAGCAGAATCAAAGTATTTTCCTGTCGGTCACCGTGGTGTTTATCATACTGTTGGTAATAACTTTTTTCTGAATAAAAATTACATGGGTAGCACTGCATATCTGATGCAAGTAATGCGTCATGAAGGGTGGCACGCTGCACAAGACTGTATGGCAGGCACTATTGAAAATAGTTTGATTGCTATCATTAAACCTGAGGAAGAGGTGCCAATGATTTGGCGTGTGATGGCAGAAAGAACCTATCCAGAATCTGCTGTGCCGTGGGAAGCAGAAGCAGGTTGGGCAGGTCGCACTGAAAAAATGACCATGGAAGCACTTCAATCTTGTGCCCGTGGTACAATGTGGACTGACTATGAACCGACTCCATTAACACGTAAATACTTGGTTGAAAATGGATATCTTCCTAAATAATAACATCCTACACGGAAAAACACCCAAGGAGAATTCTGCGAATAATCTCTTCAGTGTTGTAATGGTGAATTCTTTGTTGGATAAAAAGTTTCTAGTATGACAAACTTAACCAGAGATGTGTTAATAAAGACTATCGTTGCAAAGGAAATGGAGTCCTTTGATAGTCCCAACTACACAGAAAAATTAAAGAATACGTATCACAAATGGGAACATGAATCAAGCACTGTTCTCTGTCAAAAATTTAACCAAATTGAACACACAAACATTACAGTTGACATCCTCAAACCATAAATAACAGAGCCATGTTTGGTTCTTATGTCAGATGAAGTTAAGAATGACAAACCTAAAAAGAAAGGTATTTTAGGCAAATTGAGGGAGGCTACGGATGATAAGGAAGAACAACTTGCAATTCTGTCTACTTTTGTCCGCCTTGGTATTCTTATTTGGAGTGGCGGAATTCTTACTTTGGCGTACATCAAACTACCAGATGCTTTTGGAATTCCCGAACAAAAACTTGATCCAACATTCATCGCCAGTGTCTTCACCGGGGTTTTAGCTACTTTCGGAGTTCAGGCAGGCAAGAAAGCAAGTGCTCTTTGTGGAGGAATTTCTAAAGAAGATGTTGAAAGATTGATTGCTGCTGCGGCACAAACTGCACCTAGTCAAACTATTCGTATTGAACATGCTCCTATAAAAATAGTAGGTCAATCCGATGGAGAACCCCCAATCAAACCAACGATCTAGTTTTAAGTGGGCAGCACTATCAGTAGGAACACTGTTCGGTATTGCTCACATCGGTCTTCTAGGTCATCTATTGACTGATAAAAAATTACCGGTAATTAATCTTCCTGTTGGTGATTATACTGCATATACTGTCGAAGCAGGAGACACTGGTTATCGTATTGAATATCGTGCAAATGATCCTAGAGTAATGGGTGCTAGTAAAAGTATTGATAAGGAGAATGGTATATTTGGTGTTGGTGGAAATTCTCAGATAAGAGTTGATGAAGAGTACACCATGGAGGGTGCCCGCCACACGGGTGGAGGTGCCATGGGAAAGTTGAGTGCCCAAAAACTAGACTGCATCAAGCGGGAGGGCGCTGGAGAGTCAACAGGAAGAATGATAGGTGCTAGTGTTGCTGCTAGTGCTGCACCAATCCTTTCTGGTATTCCGTATGTTGGTTGGTTAATGAGTGGATGGATTGTTTTATTAGGGCAGAATACTGGTTCTAATATTGGTGGAGAGATTGCAACTATGATGGGAGACTGCGAAGATGAATCTTCTTTTGAGACCACTGACTAATGCAAACGATCCAGTTTGGAGTGTAATAATATTACTTATTATTCTTTTGGGTGGAGTTGCATATTATATTGTCTATATAATGCGTATGGCTTTCGATGAATTGAAAGATGACGACACTGAATGAAGTATCTTCAAAACTATTAGAAGTTGATGCTAAACAAGATAAAGAGATTGCAGTTCTTACACATCAAGTAGAAGATCTGCAAAGAGTCGTTAAAGATTTAAGAGATAGAATTCGTAAGAATGAAAAGTGGATTGCTGGTGCTGCTGCTGTAATTGCTGCTGCTACCTTTGTAATTGGTATTGCCGTAGCAGTAGATTCAAAGGAGATCGATTATGGGAGCAATGGTTCCACCCAGCAGGAAATCCTGTTACAACTTTAGAGTGATAGAAATTAACCGAGTTTTAGATGGTGATACTATCGATGTCACTATTGATCTTGGATTTGATTTATATAAAAAGGAAAGGGTTAGAGTTGCTGGTGTAGATACTCCTGAGAAAAGAACCAGAGACCTAGAGGAAAAGGAGTTGGGTTATGACGCAACTAACTGGCTCAAAGAAAAATTGGAGGGTGCTATATCTGGTGACGATGAGTTGTCTGTTAGGACTGAACTTGTTGGTGGTGTCGGTAAATATGGCCGTCTTTTGGGGTGGTTATACATTGGCGACGCAGATGTGTCCCTCAATGAACAAATGATTGAAGAGGGTTATGCCTGGTCTTATGATGGAGGTACAAAACAAAAAAACTTCGAAGATCTTAGAGAAATTCGCCGTGCCAAAGGTACGTTAATCTAATGCAAAATCTAATCAATGCTCTTGCTCTCGCATCTTTTGCCGTATCTGCTTCTATTGTTGGTGGTGGCAGTTACGTCCTTTTAAACAAGGATGGTATTATTGAAAATGTTAAAGCAGCGGCAACTAAAGCAGCAACCGAAGCAGTTAGTGGAGCACTTCCTGGAATGATGGAAGGATCCATACCAAAATTACCTGGTGCTACCGGAAATATTATACCGGGATCTGCACAATCAATTCCATTTTAGTAACTAAAATGAATTTGTTAAATACATAGTAGTAAATGTGAATTTGGATTTTCTATGACTGTTTCTAATACGAAAAGAAAAAGAGCTGCAAATAAGAAAAAATCTGATAACGAAAATAAGTTTTTTCTATATGTAATTTTCTATCATTTATTTTCTGGAATTGCAGGATTATTTAATAATGATTAATGGAAAATATTCCTAACATAGAATTGAAACCTATATTAATAAAACCTATAGGGACCATGGATATTCCTAAGTATGTGATTGGTCCCTCATTGTCAATACCAACTGCTGCTCCTATAACAAATACTCTTGGATTTCCTATTGTTAATCTTCCTGGATGTGTAGAATACAATAAGGAAAATAATCCAAAGAATACATCTCTTTTAGAAGATGATCCACAGGGGACATTGATCTTCTGTGATGGAACTTTGCCATCTTTTAATCCTATAAATTTTAATGCAGAGGATTATATTGAACCACCAAAAACATCTGTTCCTAAGTATGAAAATTCTGAAATTGAAACACCTCAGATTAAACCACCTGCAATACCTAAAACTGAAGTACCTGTAGTTACAGTAGAGGAAGAAGAACCTATACCAGAAGAAATTAATTCTATTGTTGATTATTTGCCACCAGTAGAAGCAGTTGTATCTACTACTGTTATTGCTGCT